ATTATTTTTAAAGAGATTGTGACTTTAATTAGAAATCCAATAACTTGTGTGCTATCACCATTAATTGAAGAAAGTGGTAGAGACTTATTTTCTACTATTTCATATTCAATTATTGAATCCTATTTTTCTTGTTCATTTATAACAATTCCTTTGCATGTTATCAATTATATTATTAGCAAATTTGACTTTAAATACAATTATCACCTAAGGGTTGGTATTCACATTTTGTTTAACATTTTTTCATTGAAACATAATCTTCATTGTGCTAGTAGTTTGTTGACCAGTTTTGTTATGTTATCAAAGGAATATATCATGAGTAAGTGTAGAAGGACCTTATGGGATAAATATGATAAATATAAAATGATTTATAAGGATATAAAAACACCAAATTTCTTTGACTCCAAACAGAAGAAAGGTGTTTTTGATATGAAATTTGATAAAAAAGAAAACAATGAACAATATCAATATATAGTTGGTCCACATTGTGGAAATTATTTACCTATAGCATTTGCTCAATCAAAAAATAATGAATATCAAGCAATTAAATCCAGAGTTTTAAAAGACACACCAGAACCAATCAAAGAAACATTGGATGAATTTAAAAAATGGGTTAGGAGGAATTATAAAAGAATTTTTCCCTATGTGTCACATACACATATAGAAACTATGAAGTTTGATCAATATTTAGAAAAATCAAATGCTAAACCAAGTGTTAAAATGAAACTCAAAAAACAATATTTAAAATTTCAGCAAGAAGGCATTAATTATGAGACCAAATTAACTAATCAACAACTCAAGAATTTTACTCTGCGTGAATCATTTGTAAAAACTGAAAACTTGAATTACCGAACACCAAATGGAATACTTGATAAAGATCCAAGATTAATTCAGGGAGGAAAAAAAGAATTTGTTGTTCTAGTTGGACCATGGATTGCATCCCTACAAGAAGCAGTAAAAAAAGACTGGCATGTGGACAATTTTATATGTTTTACTTCAGGAGTTGATTCCCACAAGGCTGCAACAAATGTGACACAAAGAGGGTGGTGGTTAGAAGATGATGTAAGTGCATGGGATGCATCATGTGGTAAAGAACTCTTGTCTATTGAGTGCTGGTTGTACAAACAATTTGGTGCTCCAAAAGCAGTTTATGATCTGATTCAGAAAAATATAAATACAAGAGGAATCACTTCAAGAGGTTTTTATTATTTTCGTGATGGATGTAGAAAAAGCGGTGATCCTTATACATCCCTTGGAAACTCAATTTTGAACGCACTAATACACCTTTTTATTTATTGTAGATATCATAAATATGGAATTAAATTAGCAAAGAAAAAACTTGTTATGCTTGTTCAAGGGGATGACAGTTTAATAAATTTGTCTGTTAAGGACGGAATAAATTGGAAAAATGAAATGCTTAAATTTGGATTTAAGTCAATTGGTATTTACAAAAATGATATGAACAAGGTTGAATTTTGTTCATCACGAATTTACG